ACAGTAGACGGAGAACTAGCGTGTCATATAGCCGTAGCTCCTAGATTTGAAATAAAAGGCTACAGGGGTACAAGGCTCGTAACAATGCCCGAGTGGCAAGGGGCAGGTGTAGGAAGCAAGTTTTTAAATTTTATAGCACAATACCACCTAGACGGAAACGGAAGAAACGGGCACAAATACCCGATGTACTTTCACACTAGCCACCCTCAACTATGCGGCTATTTAAGACACAGCAAAAGGTGGGTTCAATGTAGTGCGGTACTTTATGGCGGCAATAAAACAAAAAGTAGAAATTCAATAGTTAAATCTCAAAAAAGAAACAATAGCAAAGTTATTGTTGGAGCAGGGTACGGCGGACATTTTAGAGCTGTACAGGGATTTAAGTATATAGGTGACAAATAAGTAAAAGGAGATTATATGAAATGAAAATATTTATATGTGGACAAAAAGCATTTGGATTAGCTGTACTAAAAGCGTTATATAATGCAGGACACGAGATAGTAGGAATTGCTCCACCGCCACAGGAACAATACAAAGATAAAATGGTAGGCTTTGCAATGCTTAAAAAAATACCTATTATAAGTGACTGTGATAAGCTAACTTCAAAAGATGTGCCTGATGGTACAGACCTAGTTATATCAGCACATAGCCATTGGATAATTAGTAGTAAAATAATTGAAAAATGTACGTATGGCGGCATCGGGTTTCATCCGTCTTTACTTCCAAGACATAGAGGTCAAGATGCGGTTAGGTGGACAGTTCATATGAAAGATTATTTAACAGGTGGAACAATATACAGGCTAAACGAAAAGTGCGATGGCGGAGATATTATTTTACAAAAATATTTATGGGTAAATAGGGAGTGGGACTATCACGAATTATGGAAGAACCTGTTCCCAATTGGAGTAGATATGGTAGTAGAAGCAGTTAAACTTATTGAAGAAGGAAAGCAACAAGAAGTGCCACAAAATGAAGAAGCGGCAACTTGGGAGCCATCTTGGGATAGACCAAGATTAAAAAGAAACGAATTAATTCAGCTAGGACTTTAAAATGAAATAAAATGAAATGAGGTGGAAGTATGGCAAAATTAAATTTAAATGAACAAGCTAAAGAGATTTTAAAAATAGCGGAAGAAAGTGGAGTTCAAAGCAACTTCTTTTTTGTTACTACTTTTAAAAGGTATCAGGTACAACTAACTATTTTAAATGAATTAGAAAAGACAATGCAAAAGGAAGGAATGCTTGTAACTAAGGAATACGTAAAGGGCAGAAAAAATCTTTATTCAAGCCCAGCGGTAGCAGAATATAATAAAACGACAGATAGTGCTAATAAGACGGTGGCTTGTTTAATGAAAATTATAAGAAACTTTAATGTAGAAGATAATTCAGGAGATGAAGAAGACGCACTACTAAAAGCAATTAATGGTAGTGATGACGATGAATAGTAAAGCGTACGAATATTGTAAAAAGTGCTTAGATCAAGAAACTACACCGAAGTACGTAAAACTTCAGATGCAGGATTTTATCAATATATGTGAGGGAAAAAGCGATAAATATATCATAAGCAAAAAGAAATTAAGTCAATTAGAAAACATTTTAAAACTATTGGTAATGCCTAAAGGTTTAAAAGCAGGTAATACACTTTACGAGTGTACTTGTGGTTATCAATGGTTATTTTACACTGCAATTTTATGTACTGTGTATAAAGAAAATCCAAAGAAAAGAAGATACGAAACGGGTATTTTAGAGATTTGTAGAAAGAACTTTAAAACATACACTATTGCAACAATATTTATTTTATTATTTTTAACAGAACCGCAGTTTAGTAAATTTTATTCAGTAGCACCTGATGGAGCATTAAGTAGAGAAGTAAGGGAAGCAATAGCAGAAACAATTAAATCTAGTTTACTTGTATACCAACACAAAGAAACAAAGAGATTTAAAGTTTTAAGAGATTATATTTTATTCAAGCCAACTCAAACGCAGTATATTCCCTTAAGTTATTCTACAAGTAGAATGGATGGTAGACTTCCAAATGCTTTTATAGTAGATGAAGCAGGAGCCCTACCAAATAGTTATCCTATAAATGCTATGCGTTCAGGACAACTAAATATTTTAAATAAGTTAGGCTTTGTTATTAGTACTAAATACCCAACAATAGATAATCCGTTTGAGGACGAGGTAAAGTATTCTAAAAAAGTACTTGATGGAATAGAAAAAGATGAAACAGTATTTGCATTACTTTACGAGCCTGATGAAACACTAAATTGGGAAACAAACGACCTAATACTTCAACAAGCAAATCCCGTAGCTTTAGAAATCCCTGAAATATGGGAAGATTTATTAAAGAAAAGAGCAAGAGCAATAGCAGTTGAAAGTGATAGAGAAAACTTTGTTACAAAGCATTGTAATATAATCTATCAGGGAGTAGGAACAGAAACATATATTGATGTCAAAGATGTTCAAGATTGCAAAGTTGCAAAAATTGATTGGAGAGGTAAAGTTGTTTATCTAGGATTAGACTTATCAGAAACAATAGACAATACTTCAGTAAGTATGGTTGCAGTTGATGATGATAACAAAATTTTAGCTGATAGCTTCTGTTTTATTCCTGAAGGAAGAATTGAAGAAAAATCAGCAACTGAAAAAGTCAATTATAGAGAACTATTAAACACATTAAAATGTATTGCTTGTGGTGATAGAGTAATTGATTATTCAGTAGTTGAAGATTTTATTATGAGTATAGAAGAAAAATATGATGTATCAGTTCAGGCTATTGGTTACGATAGATGGAATGCTTTAAGTACAGCACAAAAGCTAGATAAAGAAGGTTATAACATGGTGGAGATAAGACAACACTCTAGTGTTTTACACCCACCAACAAAGTTACTAAAAGAAAAGATTTTATCACAAGAATTTCAATATGAAGAAAATGCATTACTAGAAATAAATTTTCAGAATGCAAGATGTGTATATGATACAAATAAAAATCAATACGTAAATAAAAAGAAATCCACAGGAAAAGTGGATATGGTAGTTAGTTTAATAAATGCTATTTATTTATTACAACAAGATATATTTTTAAATCAAACTGATTTTATAGTACAAGAAATTTAGACAGGAGGTGAGAAAGTGGGATTATTTAAAAAGTTATTTATTAAAGATGAAGTAAATCTAAACGACCAAAGTGTAGAACTTGATGATGTATTATTAAGTGCTTTACTAAATGGAGAAACAATAACTAAAGAAAAAGCATTAACACTTCCTGCTGTTAGTGAAGCAGTTGATTTTATATCAAGTATGATAGCTTGTATGCCTGTAAGATTATTCAGGTATAAGAAAAATCAAGTGGAAGAAGTAAAGGGAGATATACGAACAAAACTTTTAAATGGAGATACAGGAGATACAGTAAATGCCTATGATATGAAAAAAAATATGGTTAGGGATTATTTATTAGACATAGGTGGTTATACAGTTATAGATAAAAATTTAAATGAAGTCAAAGCACTTTATTATGTAGAACCTATCTATGTATCACCTTATATAAATGCAAACCCTATAAAAAAATATGTAAATTTTCAAATAGGAACAGAAATCTTTAAAAGATATGAAGTAATTACATTATTAAGAAATTCTACAAATGGAGCTAAAGGAACAAGCCTTATTAAAGAAGTTTCAAAGGCTATTGAAACAGCTTATACAACTTTGTTATATGAATTAGGATTAGTTCAAAGTGGAGGAAGTAAAAAAGGATATTTACAAAGTGAATATAAATTATCAAATGAAGAAATAGACAAATTAAGAGAAGCATGGAACAAACTTTATAGAACACATGAAAATAATTGTATAGTATTAAACAAAGGTGTTAAGTTTCAAGAAGCAAGTAATAGTTCAGTAGAAATGCAGTTAAATGAGAATAAGAAAACATTAGAAGATGAAATCAATGGTATATTTCATATTTCAGATGATTTTAATGAAACATTTAAAAAAGCAATATATCCAATAGTTAAATCCTATGAAACAGAGTTAAATAGTAAATTACTTTTAGAAGGAGAAAAAAGAAATTATTTTTTTGAATTTGATGTAAAAGAAATAACAAGAGCAAACCTAAAAGAAAGATACGAAGCATATAAGATGGCAAAAGAAATAGGAATGAAAACAATTAATGAGTTAAGAAAAGAAGAAAATCTTAACTATATAGAAGGAATGGACGTTATTCCATTTAGTTTAGGTTCAGTTCTTTATGATACTGAAACACAAACATATTTCACACCAAACAAAGGTGAAGTTAGTGATGGAAAAGGAAATACAAATCAACCTGAAGAAGAACAAACAAACATGGAAGGAGGTGAAGAACAATGAAATATTTAAAGAATATTACATCTTCAAGTGCAGACTTCTATGTATATGGTGATATAGTTGATGAGAAATATCCTGATTTTTGGACAGGTGAGTATGGTTCAAATGAAATTGATACAAATGATTTAAAAAATGAATTAGATGATTTACAAAATATTAAGGATTTAAATATATATATAAATAGCCCAGGTGGAAGTGTGTTTGCAAGTTCTACAATGGTAAGTTTACTAAAAAGATTTAAACAAAATACAGGTGCTAAAATTCATGGATTTATAGATGGATTATGTGCAAGTGCAGCAACATACTTATTAATGGTTGCTGATGATATAAATGTATATCAGAATTCAATTTTAATGATACATAAGCCATTAACATTTAGTTTTGGAAATGCTAATGACTTGCAAAAGGACATTGATACATTAAATACTATTGAAAATGATATGATGATACCAATGTATATGAATAAATCTTTAGTAGATGAAGAAACATTAAAAGAATTAGTAAACAATGAAACTTGGTTTAATGGTAATAAACAAGATGAAATGTTTATAGGAAATTTCTTTAATATTAATTATTTAGATGAAGCAAAAGAGGTAACAGCTTCAGTAAGTAAGAATTTATTCAGGAACTATAAGAATATACCTGATGCATTAAAAGAAGAATGCAAAAATGCACAAAAAAATGAAAATATTGTGCAAAATGAAGAGCCTAAACAACAAGAAATTGTTGAGGAAGCTAAAAAAATTGATTATTCAATTTATGAAGCAAAATTAAGTTCATTAAAAAAGGAGGAGGAATAGTATGAACGAGAAATTATTATCAGAACAAAGAAACGAAAAATATTCAAAAATGGAAAGCATATTAAATTGTGCTAAAGATGAAGGAAGACCTGTAACAGAGGAAGAAACAAAAGAATTTGAACAACTAGAAAAAGAAGTAAATGATATTGATAATACAATTTCATTAAATGAAAAATTAAATAAAATGGGAGGTATGAAGAAAGTGACAGAAGTTGAAAATGTTATTAATGATAATGCAAAAGCATTATTAATAGAAAAAGAGAAAAAACAATTTGAAAATACAATTAGAGGTATTTTAAATCAAGATGAGCCTACAACTAAAGCAGATGCAGGTGTAATGATACCAACAACAGTATGGGATAGAATTATAGACCAAGTAATTCAAATTTGCCCTATTTTTGAAAGAGCAGATAGATATAGAGTAAAAGGTAAATTAGTATTACCTAAATATGATAAAGAGCATTCAAGTATAGTAATGGCATATGCTGATGAAGGAACAAATGCAGATAGTGGTAAAGTAGTATTATCACAAATTGAATTAAATGGCTTCTTAGCAAGAGCATTAGCAAAAGTATCAAACTCATTAATCAATAATACTGATTTTGATATTGTAGGGTTTGTTGAAGCAAAAATGGCACAAGCTATTGCATTATTCATTGAAGGTGAATTATTACATGGAACTTCACAAAAAGTTGAAGGATTAAGTGGAATTGCTGAAGATATGACTATTACAAGTTCAGCAGTAGGAGCAATTGATGTAGATGATTTAATGGATACACAAGATGCAGTAGTTGATAACTATCAAGCAAATTCTATTTGGATTATGAATAGAAAAACAAGAAATGCTATCAGAAAATTAAAAGATAAAGAAGGACAATACCTATTAAATAGAGATTTAACTGCTAAATGGGGGTATACTTTATTAGGTAAAGACGTTTATTGTTC